CAAAGATGGCATGACCAGAAGAACTTTCTTAAAATTACTTGGTGGTATGGCAGCTGTGCCTATCGTTGGTAAGTTTTTTAAATTAGCTAAGGTAGGTAAGACTGTAACTAAAGTGCCTATGATTAAGACCGATGATGTTGCTGGCAAACCAGAATGGTTTGATGCACTGGTTAATAAAGTTATTAGAGAAGGTGATGATGTCACTAAAAAATTTGCAACAGGTGAGAGACAATCTATTCACCAGAAAACACTTGATGATGGTTCCGTGGTTCGAGTCACAGAAGACGTAGACGATGGTGCTGTAAGAGTGGAGTATCAAAGTGAACAGAATGTATTTGGTGATGATGTGTTGATGCAATATAAAAAACCATTACCTGATGAAGGTGATCCAAGACCAACAGCACAGTTTGATGTAGCAGAGTCGGGTCCGGTTGGTAGACAAACAGGTCCAGATGATTATGATTTAGATGTAGATGAAGTTGGTGGTACAAGTATTAAAGATCTAGATTCTGATGTATCAAAACTAAAAGAATATGCGACAGGTAAAAAACCTACCATGAAAGAATTTATTCAAAACAAAAAAAGAAGAGACAAGGCTGCAGCTATAACGGATGATATTGATGGAGCAGCGACAGATGCAGTAATTAGAAGACAGGGTGAGATGCTTGATGTAGATCCAGATCCAGACTTTGCATCAGGCGGTATTGCTAGATTGTTAGGAGAATAATGCATCCAAAAGATAGAGCACAGATGATGGCATACATGCTTCGATCAGGTGTTAAAGATAAAGTTAAGTTTGCATCAGATATTGCAAAGCCCGTAGATAAATTTGAAGTTCAACAGATAAAATTATTTAACGAGTTTAACAGACGTAATCCAAGAACAAAAAAAGCTGATGGTGGTATGTTAGTTAAACCAAGTGCTGATGGATCTAGACCTGGGTATGCAAAAATAAGTAAAATTAGTAAAGACTTAAAACAAACTCCAACTAGAACTGACATATCTGTTGAAAAACAAAAAGTAGTAGATGATGTTTTAGAACAATTAGTAAAGAGGGGCAACACTACTTTTGAAAAAGTTTCAGAAGTAATTGATCAAATAGTAAAAAAAGGCATGGGAAGAACCACTGCTCGTACAGGAATTGAAAATTCAAAGTTTCTTTCTCAGTTTGAATTTTTAGGACCGGGTGCAGGATTAGACAAAGAAATACTTGAGTCTGATTGGTTTAAAAAAAATTACCCTAATGCCACTACACTTGACGAAGCATCTGGTAAGCAATCATTAACAAAAGTTAGAAACCAATATAAATTAGCAAAAGAAAGAGGTTTTCCACTTAGTCAAAAAGAATTAGCAGATGAACTAGGAATACCAAAACAAACGTTAAGAGATTATATAAGTTATGCTCAAACTTCTGCAAAACCTACAGATCCAAAAGAAATAAGTAGAATTAAAAGAGCAAAAGAATTTTTTAAACTTCTTAAAGATTCTGGAATTACTTTTACTGGAGGAGGACAAAGATATGGTAGCGCGCCGCTTAGATTCACAGCTAAACCAGAACAAATAGCTAATTTAAAAAAATCTTATGAAGAAGATTTTCTTCAAGCTTTTACAAAAGAACAAAAAAAATTATTAGATGACACGGTAAGATCAACATACGATGACATGATCAAAAGTGGTAATTTAATGAAAAAATTTGAATTTGCAAAATTACTTAATACTAAATTAGGTTTTGGTTCTGTTAATGCGATGACGAGAGCTATAGATAGAGTTCTTTCAAAAAAAGAAATAGATGTATTGCCAAAAGCAGAGTTTGTAAGTGGAGGCGAAAGAGAAATAAAAAAAAGAAAATCAATAGAAATGGCTGGAGATGATGCTAATCAAATTAGAAAATCTCAAAACAGATTTTTAGACGTAATGAAAAGTGAGTTTAAAAAATTGTCTGATAAAGATTTATTAAAACTTATTAAAAATACTCCACAATTATTAAATCAAGTGACTTTAAGGTTTGACAAAAAAACAGGTGAATTTTTTAATCAAAATATAGATGACTTAGATGCAAACACTATAAGAATGAGATCTCAACCTAATGTTGAACATATTAAAAAAATAAAAGAAGCAGGTATTCAAGCTGAGTGGCCTTATAATCGTCAAGTGGCTGTGCGTAACATAAACGGTCATATTAAAGAATCAGTTGAAAGTTTTATAAATGAAAAGGAACCTCTTTTAAGAAGAAAAGATATTCCAATAGAAACAAAACAAAAAATTAAAAATCAAATTTTAAATATTGAAAATAAAATGAATGAAATGAATTTAAGAATGTTTGCTAATAATAAATATAGAGGAGTGCCAGAAGGTCTACCTGCCATAGATAGAAAAACAGGTCAATTAACTAGTTTTTTTGAAAATGTTAAAAGCATGGGTTTAAAGCCTGAAACATATTCTGTTAAAATACCATCTAAATTTAAACCAATTGCTGTTGCCGCTGGACTCACTGGTGGTTTAATTACGGCAGCAGCAGCAGGAACTGAAAGTCCAGAACAAGCATCTAATTTATTAGACAATGCAAAATTAGCCGGAGCTGGAACAGCCGGTGCTTTGGCTGTCGGAACTAAACCAGGTAGACAGTTATTAGGTAAAGCGTTTAGAACTTTAGGAACACCATTAGCTGGAACAGCTTTAGCTGCTAACCAAATTAGAAGTAATATACAATCAGGAGAAAATGTTGCTGATGCAGTTGTAGATCCTTTGGTTGGTTTAGAATTATCTTTTCCAGGTTTGTTTAAAGAAAATTTAAAAAAAATTACAAGCAGTCCAACAGCACAAAGAATTTTAAGTTTAGGTAAATTTGGTAGAGCTTTGACACCGATAGGAGCAGGGATTACAGCAGCTGGTTTAGGTATTGATGCAGCAAAATTCACTAAAAAAAGAATAGACGAACTAAGATCCATGACACCAGAGCAAAGAACAGAATTAAGAAGTCGAGGAGCCAGACAAGCATTTGACCCTTTTTCAGCTGCAGGTGGTGGTATTGCAAAACAAGCAGGAGATAGATCAGGCGCTATGCTAGAATCCATGAATCCAGATAAGGATGGGTTGCCAGGTCTATTAAAACGTGTTAAGAAACTATAGGAGTATTAAATGGCAGAAATAGACAAAGGACTCCCGAACACTAGAAAACAAGAAGAAATCCCTTCTCAAGAAGAGATTCAAGATGTTGCTGTTCAGGAACCAGTAGAAGAAAAAGGACCCATTGAGGTCATTCCAGAAGAAGATGGTGGTGTAACATTAGACTACGAACCAGGTGCAATCAACGTACCAGGAACAGAAAATCATTTTGATAATCTAGCAGAACTTTTACCAGACGATGTTTTAGAACCGATTGGTTCTGAGATGACACAGAATTATATGGATTACAAAGCGTCCAGAAAAGAGTGGGAGCAGTCTTATATCACAGGATTAGATTTACTTGGTTTTAAATATGAAAATAGAACAGAACCATTTCAAGGAGCTTCAGGTGCAACACACCCAGTATTAGCAGAAGCAGTCACACAGTTTCAAGCTCAAGCATACAAAGAATTATTACCAGCAGATGGACCAGTTAGAACACAAGTTATCGGTGTAAAAAATCCACAAACAGAGCAACAGGCAGTTCGTGTAAAAGATTTTATGAATTATCTGATTATGGATCAGATGAAAGAATACGAATCTGAATTTGATTCTATGTTATTTCATTTACCACTTGCAGGTTCTACATTTAAAAAAGTTTACTACGATGTGCCCATGGGTCGAGCAGTATCTAAGTTTGTTCCTGCTGATGAATTGGTTGTACCATACACAGCAACAAGTATTGAAGATGCAGAATCTGTAATACACACAATTAAAATATCAGAAAACGAATTAAGAAAACAACAGGTCAATGGTTTCTATAGAGATGTAGAATTAGGACCACCAGGTCATGTAGAAAAAAATGATCTTGATAAAAAAGAAAAAGAATTAGACGGAACAAAAAAGACAGGTAAACAAGAACCTGTGTATACACTGTTAGAGTGTCACGTAAATCTAGACCTTGAAGGTTTTGAAGAGGTTGATGGAAATGGTGAACCGACAGGAATAAAATTGCCCTACATTGTAACTGTAGAAGAAGGCAGCCGATTAGTTCTCTCTATACGGAGAAACTATGCGCCCAATGATCTAAAGAAAAATAAAATCCAATATTTTGTCCACTTTAAATTTCTGCCAGGACTAGGATTTTATGGCTTTGGACTCATTCATATGATTGGCGGATTGAGTCGTACGGCAACGGCGGCTCTCCGTCAATTATTAGACGCAGGAACTTTATCAAACTTACCAGCAGGTTTTAAACAAAGAGGTGTTAGAGTTAGAGACGAAGCAGCTCCAATACAACCGGGTGAGTTTAAAGATGTAGATGCACCAGGTGGATCATTACGTGATGCATTCTTTCCATTACCGTATAAAGAACCATCACAAACATTATTAAATTTACTTGGTATCGTTGTTCAGGCAGGTCAAAGGTTCGCGAGTATTGCTGACATGCAAGTGGGCGATGGTAACCAAGCAGCAGCAGTTGGTACAACGGTTGCATTACTAGAACGTGGTTCAAGAGTTATGAGCGCAATACACAAAAGATGTTATGCAGCGATGAAACAAGAATTTAAATTATTATCTAAAATAGTTTCACAATACCTACCACCAGAGTATCCTTACGATGTTGTTGGTGGTGCAAGAAATGTTAAACAAGCTGATTTTGATGATAGAGTAGATGTTGTGCCAGTTGCAGACCCAAATATATTTTCAATGTCACAAAGAATAACACTTGCACAGACACAGTTGCAGATAGCAACATCAAATCCACAGTTACATAATATGTATCAAATCTACAGAAATATGTACGAGGCAATAGGTGTAAAAAATGTTGATGCGGTTTTACCAGCACCAGCACCAACAGCACCAATGGACCCAAGTATGGAGCACATCAATGCATTAGCAGGCAAACCTTTTCAAGCTTTTCCTGGTCAAGATCACAGAGCACACATCACAGCTCACTTAAATTTTATGTCAACTAACATAGTTAGGAATAATCCTGCAGTTATGGCAGCGATACAAAAAAATATTTTAGAACATATTAGTTTAATGGCTCAAGAACAGGTACAATTAGAGTTTAGAGAACAATTACAGCAGATGATTATGATGCAACAACAAGCTGCAACTAATCCACAGATGCAAGCGCAGCTTCAAGCGCTTACAAATCAGGTTGAAGCTAGAAAATCTGTGTTAATTGCAGAGATGACAGAGGAATTTATGAAGGAAGAAAAGAAAATTACTTCACAATTTGACAATGACCCACTTCTAAAACTAAAATCACGTGAAGTTGACCTTCGTGCAATGGAAAATGAGCGTAAAAAAGACAATGATGAGGCCCAAATCGACCTTGCAAGAGCAAGATTGATGCAACAGGGTGAGATTGCAGAGGATAAAATGGAACAAAACGAAGATTTAGCAAAATTACGTGCTGGAGTTAGCCTTGCAAAAACAGGAGTTAAGCAAGCAGCGGTAATCACGGAGGATAATTAATGCCATTAAACAAAAAAGGTAAAAAAATTATGAAATCTATGAAGAAACAGTACGGAAAAAAGAAGGGTGAAAAGATATTCT